AGCTACTGTTACAGCAAAGTTTACTGTTGAGCCATATGGTGCTCGTAGATAATCATATCCTGCAATTGTTGTTGCAGTAACAACACCACCAGAAAAATTGTTAGTACTTAAAGTACCAGTACTTGAATTGAATGTAAGATTAGTTCCACTTTTAGGTGGTAAATTTCCAGTAGCAGCAGTTGCAAATAGTGGGAAGCAAGTTGTGTCACTAGACTCATCAGTAACTGTAATATTAGTGCTAACTGCAGCAGTTCCTGATGTATTTTGATTTCCTGCTTGATTGACACCTGGAAGGCTAATATCTGCCGACCCATTAAAAGCAACACCACCAATATTTCTAGATGACGCTAAAACTGTTGCAGAACCTGCATTACCAGATACAGTTCCTGTTACATTACCGGTAAGATTACCCGCAAAATTATTGTTTGCTGTAATCGTTGTACCCGTAATAACTGCCGGTGTATTTTCACCAACAATGCCGTCCAGATTACCAACAAATCCACCTGTTGATGTTGTTATACCAGTAACTTCTAAGTCATTTTGTATCTTAACTTTCTTTGTGGTTGTAACACCAACAGTTCCACCAGTAGTGTAATTACCCCAAGTGCCACCTACACCTGTTGATCCACCACCAGAAGAATTAATTGTTATTCGTCCAGTGCTTCCGGATAAAGTAATATTTGAACCAGCAACAAGTGAAGTAACACCTGCTCCTGTTAACGTTTCTCCACCAATAACTACTTGGGTGGCAGAAATTATTCCAGTAACTCTAGCATTACCGTTAACATGCAAAGAAGTTCCTGAAGCACCTACTGCACCTACTTCAAGAGTAAATCTAGGATTAGTGGTTCCGATACCAACACTAGAAAGAGTGTTAATACCAGAACTAACTATATCCCATGTACCACTCGATAAAGCAGTTCCGTCTCCAAGATAATTATATAATTCGGTAAAGTTATCATTAATTTTTGTACCACCGGCTCTTAAATTATCACCTGAACCATCATTTGGAGATGAACCCGTTCCTATTACCTGTCTTGCCATTATTTTTTGGGTTTAAATATATTTATATTGTATTGGTGTTCTTTTTAAATCTAAGATATCTTGTTCGAGTTAATGTGTCCGAAGTTGATAATCCTGAGAATCCATTTAAAGTTCTTGCTTCATGCGATAGTTCTTTAGTTCTAGCATCAACTATAACTTTGCCCCAACTAAATTCACCAAAATAATTGGATGCAGTAAATCCGCCAGTAAAGGATTTTAATCCAGAATTGTCAAAAGTGAACAATGTAGTATCAAAAGATTCTGTAGTCGAACTAAATCCAACAGTTCCTATTCCAGTAGCTAAAGAATTTACTCTTACAATATTAGTGGATATTCCACCAATAGTTCTGGTGACTACTTGAACAGATTTTGCTTGGAATACTGAATCAATGAATAATGTTGTAATTCCTATTATGTTATTAGACGCATCAAAAGATGTAAGTGTGCCACCTAGTGCATCACCAGCATTAGAATTGAATACAGTAAAGTAATCTCCAACAGATATTCCACTTAATGTTATCGCAGCACCTACTAGATTCGTATTTCTTAATTCTGAGTTATATGGAATGTGGAAATCTAAACCAATTTCATTGGCCAATGTTCCAACTGTTGTTATTCCAAATCCAACAATAACACCTGAATCTCCAGAATAAGAAGAAACATCACAAATTTCTGTTTGTTGTGAAGGAGGACCGATAAGAACTAACGGTGGGTTAGTTTGATTGTATCCAGCACCAGGATTGGTAATAGTAACTCCAGTGACAACTCCATTAATGATTGTTGATGTTGCTGTTGCTGTGATAGACCCGATACCAACACTAACGTCTGGTGCCGCTGAATAACCAACTCCACCGTTGTTTACATCAATTGAAGCAATCGTACCTGTAGATGAAACAACAGCGGTTGCAGACGCTCCTACAGTTACTTCAGATGAAGAAATTGTTATTTCTTTTTGAATGGTTTCTCTAAAGTTAGCGTCTATATTTTCATTATTAGGATTAAATAATGGTCTCAATCTATCAACATAGATGATTGTAGAACCAATACCAACTGAATTGATTATATTTGCAGTTGGATTGATAACAGGTTCGTAAAGTTCTCTGTCTTTACCAACTCCTTGACCATTAATAATTTTGTCTTCAGTTTGCCTACACCAGGTAATTGGTCTTTCAAATGTAGTATCTCTAGTATTACCTGGACCAAAGTATGGTAAAGTATTTGCTTTATCAACATTAGTTACTGTACTAATTGTCCTTGCATTTTCTTGATGATAAAATTTCTGTCCTAAATCTGGATCGTAATTTAAAGTAACTTCGTCTCCATATTTGATAGTTTCAAGAACTTCTCTATCAATAACATCAAGATCACTTCCACTTCCTTTATAGAAGTTAATTGAAATAGTATCACCAACCTTTAATGGTTCTGTAAACGTTATTTGGGATCCTCCATTAAATTTATAGGAGTTTCCAGGAATTTGAAGTATCTCATTTACAAATACTAAAAGTAATTGATCAAGTTCAATCTTAGATCCTTTTGATTTATTAATGGATACTGGAATACCTGCCTTGATTAATGGGAAGTCAATTTTAGTACCATCAATAAAGTTAGTAACATCATCAAACGTTTCTATAACACCTAAAGACCATCCGGTAAATTCATCACTAATAACTTTTTCAATTTCAATTTCAAATTGATTTGATGAAGTAAATGCTGATGTAGTTGGAATTCCAGTAGTTCCTCCAAATCCAACAGTAAGGGTTTCTCCATTACCATATCCATAACCAGTGTTTTTAATCTCAAAATTAATAATACTGGATCCTTGACCAACTACAACATCAATTTTTGCTTGTGTTCCTAATCCAGTTGTCCCTGTAGGATATATTAAATCGATATTGGAATATGAAAGTGGTGAATCAATTACGATATCAAGTGGTTTATTGACTTTTCCACACCTTGCATAGAAATGTTCTCTAGTAGAAATTCCTGTGTTTATTTCAAAAGATGTAGAATCAACAATTCTCAAAACATTAGATCCATCCACTGCTGGATCATGACCACTGGCCGAATTATTATTTACTCTCGGCGCAATGATAGCGGGTTGTGCTACTCCATTATTTTTATAGAATGTTGGTACAGTAGAAACCCCAACATTTATCACAAATTCAGTAGAACTATTAACTGCAGTTACTTTGGAACCACAGTATGCTGGATCAGTTGTTCTTGGGTAAACATGAGTGGAAGATCCACCATCTAAACCACAAGTAAATGCTAATCCAGTGAGAATAACATCACTTTTTTGCCCTGTAGTAGACAGGTTATGTGCAGAAGATGTTGTAACTGTCATAATACCAGTCACATTATTATAAATTGCATTCGAAACATTGACCGGACCAGAACCAGTATAATTGCATGTAAATGCAATTCCTGAAACTATAACTTCATCGCTAATCGTCAATCCGTGAGCAGTTGATGTTGTAACTGTAGTTAATCCAGTTGTTGAATTATAATTAACATTTGATATATCTCTTGGAACATAGAAAACTTGGGGATTTGTTACTGCAACTCCAGTAATATGTCCACCTGAAACAGATGCTATCCCAATCGAAGTTGTTGTTGAGTTGATTACATTTGGTAGTTTTGCACCAACCAATACACTTGTTTGAATTCCAGATCTATATCCGGATCCACTATTACCAATTGATACTGATGTAATAGTTCCTGCAGCAGAGACTACTGCAATACCTCCAGCAGCAACTAAAGGTTGATAACCAAGTCCTGCTGTAGATCCAACAGAAACAATTATTCCACCTTTAGGAAAACTACTGATACCAACATCAGATGTTACAGTTAGTGCAGACCCCACAAAACTAATAGAAGTTATACCAGTATTTTCGGAAAGAGTATAATTATTAGCATTTCCTGGAATTTGGAATATATCATTTATTAATATAATAGCTCCTTCATTATCGATTCCAGTTATATCTGTTCCATTAGACTTGAGAGTAAACTCATTTTCAATTCCATTAAAATTGTTAGAAATGCTATCAAAAACATAATTTTTATAATATGTCTCATTGGCGGTATTTGAAGCCGCTGTTCTCATAAAACTTCTTCCTTGGAAAGTAGAACTAGTAGTTATTCCAACATAATCTCTTTCGTCTGGTGGATTTGTTATAGTTCCAATTGGAGTATTTCCATATGGTGCTTCAACAAAATTGAGTTTATTTCCGACAATATTATAGTTTCCAACAACTTTTGTTACCAAATCACCTGTTACAATTCCAGACTGGATAGATGTTCCCATCCATCCTCTACGAACAGTAACTGCATTTGTTGTTCCTATACCAATACTCTCAATTTTCATTATCTCATTACCAACTTTAAATAAATCTCCACCAAAGAATGATGTTATTCCAGTAAAGTTAACTATATTATCAGTTGTTACAACTTGATCAGATAGTATTGTGGTAATTGCTGTAGAAACAATTGGCGATTGAATTAAATTGTCAATTGCAACAAGTACTTTTGGATTTTGGTTTGTTGCAACAAACGAATGACCAACTCCAACACCAACTGAGGTAAAATTAAGTATTTTTGGAATTGAATTTAAAGCATCTTCCGCACTTCTAGCAAGTTTAATTGTGTTGTCATTAACCTTGATTGCAAATAATCCAGTTTCTGGAAGTAATGTTGTTGTAACACCAGTTACAGGGAATGTAGTCTGAGCAATGCCAATAGATTGAGTAATTCCGATACCAGGGCAAGTATATTCAATTTGCTCACCCGTCACATAGAAGTGATTTGGAATTGCAATTGTATTTGAATCTAGATTAACAATTGAAGTGCTATCTCCTTCAAAAGCTTTAATAAAGATAGTATCATTCTTGTGAGTTAGTTCAAACTCTCTCTTTATGTCTCTATCGGTTCCAGTGTATGTGCCATATCCCGTTTCTATAGTGCCATTAGTAAAATCAATAGTATCTTTCGTGTCATCTTCAATTCTAAGAGCATTTGTATAAACATGAACAGTTGCATCAATTCCTGCTATTGGTGTAAAAAGGACCTGTGTAGTTGCAGCGAGACCAACAGAATTTGCTATTACTCTAGAACTAAAAGTTCCAAGTCCAGAGTGAGTTTGGATATTTGCAAACTCTGTATCAAACGTTTCTGCAGATGCTTCTCCTTCAATATGATCGTCAACAACAAGATATTCTAAAAATTCATATCTATTGTTTGTTGTATCATGAATTTGAATCATAAAATATCCAGCATCATACCTATCAATTTCAGTAGAAATATGACTTGGATATTCTGCAACAATATTTTGAGTTGGAGAACCAGATGATGCAATATCTGTCATAGTTGATTGCAATCTGGCATGTTTAATATCAACAGTTGAAATTCCGGAAGATATCGAAGACAAACCAACAACAATAGTATTAACTACTGCATTAGTTCCTATTCCAGATGGACTAAAGTCAACTTTAATATTTGATCCATCAAGACGTGCTGTATAAGTTCCAAATCCAATTGCGCTATATCCACTTGGTGAAGTAGTCAACTTACCATATTCTAAAATAGAAACGTTTGATCCATCATGAATAATGTTGAGTTCTTGAGCCTCATATTCATTACCATTGAATGTAGCAGTATTTCCAGATGATGGGTTTGTAACATCAGGTGTAATTTCAACAAGAACTTTCAGTGAATGATAGGTGTTACCAATACTTACAATTGTTGCAGTCGTTCCAGCACTTACTAATGTACTCTCCGAATCAATTAATACTCCTCCGATGGAAGTAGAACCAGTACTTAATAAATTATCATTTAAATTATATGAAATTGTTGTAATATCATAGTCATTAATTGATGATTTTGTTGGATAGAATAAAAGTTGTCCTTCAGAACCCGAAATTGAGAAGTCGAAAGATCCTTGATCATATACTGTTTCTAATCTTGCATATTGATTAAGATATCCAAATGTTTCATCATGAATAAGATCAACAATTAAAACTTGTCTTTCTTGAGTAAATCTTTTATCTCTAAGATAAGTAAAATATTTTCTAAATCTAAAATCACTTAATTTAAAGGTATTCAGGACACTAAAAGCAGTTGATCTTGGATTACTATTAAATTGTGAACTTATATCATCAATAGAAAGAACTCTATTCCCAAATGATTCTGTAAAGTCACTTAGAATTTTATTATTAAAATTAATTTCATTAGAAAGAATTTTAGTTCCATCGGAGAAATTGAGATTATTCTCTGTCGCAATATCAAAATCAAATACACAATTAAGATCTACAAATCCATCTAAACTACTAACAATAGTAACATCAGTTAATTCTGTAGAAATACCAACAGATAAAAGTTGATCTAAATTTGATGATTCAATTTGAAGGTCTGCAAATTTTTTGTAACCAAGAGTATGATTTAGTGAAGATACTGTATCTTTCCAGGTATCAAATGGAACTACGCTCTTTAAAGAATATGAAAAATTTTGATAATATAAATTGTCTTGCAGTCTTTGCAAATTATCATTTAAGAATCCAGATCCAGTTTGATTTCCACTGAATATTTGAGAAGAAACATCTGTTTCAAAGTAAGATTCGTAAAAAGTTACTGATGATGCAACTCCAGCTAATTCCGAAGTAAGTCCTCGTATAACTTCGCCACTTACAAAATTATCGCTAGAAAGAACCCTAAGAGTTTTTGTTGTTCTATCCCAACTTTGAACAACACCTTCTTTACCATTAGTGTTAACTTTTTCTCCACTAAGATAATTGCCAGTTATTAATTGAGTCTCAAAAGTGGGGAAATCTTTTTTTGCAACTATAACTCCAGAAGAATTAATTTCATCAAACTCACCTGGGGTTTCTCCTTCACTTAAGTAGGTAGACAAATTATATGAAACGCTACCAATTCCACCAATATTTGGTGTTACGGAAGTAAGTGTGAATAGTTTATATCCATAATCTTTAGAGTTATATCCTTTTTCAGTACCACCGATACTGATATTTTCAATTATAACTTGATCACCAACTTCAAATGGGAACGATGTACCAGTACTAAATCCTACTGACATTTTAACAGTCACATCTTTAGTAATTGTGCTGAATCCAACTGTACTAATACCAACTCCGTTAGTATTTCTTATCGGCAATATTGAGGGAGTAGAGTTATTAATTCCTCTAGTATTGCTTAAAATAGTTACAGCAGAATCACCTAAAGAATACTTAGTTGAAAGGTCAATTATTTCATTGCCAGTTTTTCCATCAAAAAATAATAAATCTGGTGCCGAAGAGTATCCTCTACCTCCAGAAGTAATACTAATACTTTCAATTTTAGCAAAAGAATCTACCTTAATGATTTGCGGCAGAGAAGTGCTTGGTTTTAAAGTTTTGTCTGTTGGAAAATCAAATCCAATATCATTAATTTTTACCTTTTCAATAACACCAATGTTATTACTAAAGGATATAAGATCCCCTCTTTCTCCCTCAATAGTATTGATAGAAGTTATTGAAGGTAGAGTATTATAATTTTTTCCAGAATTAGTAACTTCTACCGTAGATATTGGGCCATTTGTATGCGTACAATCTGTAGTATAAGTAATACTTGATGAAGTAGATACATAGGAATTTGCTTCTGGAACTTCACTCAGTTCAAACGTAAAGAAATTAGTTCCTGCAATTGAAATTCTTCTATTTCCATTATAAACACTATTTTGAGATAAAATAGAATTGTGATTAGAAACTTCTAAATCAGATATTATTTCTATTTTTTCTTTAGGTAAATTATTGTCGAGAATGGGATCTAATTTATAATATAATCTTTCTGGTGTACTTTTTCCTATAGAAACTATTACTTTGGCATTTGTTGATATTCCAGAAAATCCTGTTCTAGAAACACTGAAATCTGAAGATGACCGATCAGTTTCCCAAAGATTTGTGTAATTATCGTTAGTATAAAAATTAAGTTTAAATGCAGAATATTGTGTGGACTGTTGAACAAATGCTAAACTGGCATCTGTCATATCAAATTCTAATTTAGAACTTCTGTAAGATTTGATAATTGGATTAATAAGTCCAAATTCACCAAATGATGTACTTGAAATTCCAACTACACTTGGTTTTAAATTAGTTGATTTATAATAACTATTTGATAATTTAATATTATCATTATCAACTTTTACAATATAATAAATTTTATCATTTTCTAATCCTTGACATGGTACAGAAGATGAATGAATTACTTTATCACCACTTTCATAACCATGATTTAATATATTAATTGAATTAGTTGTACTATTAACACCAATTGCACTAAAAGTTTCTATTCCAACTAGCGTTCTCCTATGCTTATCATTATATTTTACAACATATGTTGTTGCAAATGATGGATTGACATCTACAATAACGCTATGTCCCGCATGAATTCCATGGTTTGAATCAGTTATTACCGTTGCAGTTCGCTTTGAAATATCTCCAGAAATATTAGTATAATTTGTTGCAAAACTATGATTAGAACCACTACCAATACCAGTGAAAAATAATGTTTTTGAAGTATTGCCTACACCATCAAATTCTCCAGTTGAACCTAAACCAACTCTTTGAGTTGCAATTCCAATTAAATCATTAGAAATTCTAGCAACAAACAATTGTTGATTTTCTGATAATGTTGCTGCAACTCCAATATTTTCATATTCATTATAAATTATACCACTTCCACCATTTAAAGAATATGTTAATATGTCACCAGTTTGTAAGTTATGATTTTTTATATAAAGTGATTTGAGAGGAACCGCAAGAGAACTAGATCCAAAAGTTGTTCCAAGACCAACCGTGTTTAATCCAAAAGAACTAAATTGCAATACTGACCCAATTCCAACAGCCGTTGTACCAAGACCTACAGTTTCAGATGGTTCAAAGTAGATTTCCCTATTTCTTTTAAATTCATATGTTGTTTTAAATCCAGAATTAATAGTTAATCTTCTTGAATCCTCTGCTAATAAAGATCCAATAGTGTGAATTCCACCAACAGTTCCATCTATAGATCTTAAAACTCTAAATCTAGAGTTTTTAACATCTACATTTAAAACTTTTACTCTTTCTGTTCCAATACCTAAAATATCATTAGGTACAATATTTGATCCAATTAAACTTGAAGATACATTAAAGAAAGTTACCAATCCAGTAGTACCTGTATTACCAATAGCAGATCCTATGGTTCCCAATCCAGATATTACAAATCTTTCGCTAGACACACCAATTGTATAGAAACCTTCAATTTTTGATGATGTAGTAGAAATTCCACCGACATTAACAATATCTAATGTATCAAAATTGTGGGGAGATGTAGATTCTAGAATATAAGTTCCTTTCTTTTTTGAAGGAATTATTTCTACGTCTGACAATTTAGTTGTAGACGCACTAATACTATTAACATTTCTACCTTTTAATCTAGAAATTTTTCCAGCAGCTCCATATCCAGTTCCATCTGAATCTGAAAAATTTAAAGTATCTCCAACTTTATAATTATTTCCGGAGCTTTTTACATCTACTCTAGAAACTTTTCCTCTAGATGTAGCTACAATCTGTCCCGTCTGAGACAAGTTATTTGGAGAATATATGTAAGGATATTCAACTCCATCTTCTCTTAAATTATATGAAACTGTATTCCTACACCAATTATTAGATTCAATGTCATAATCATCTTGGTTTGATGATCTTTTAAAATTAAATTCATTAGGTGTTGAATAATATTTGTCTCCCAAAATATATGGAAAAACTGGAAGTTTAAAATTTTCAAATACTCCAGAAGACTCTACAGAATCTGGATTAATTGTTGCAAAATATGCATATGTTCCATTTGGATAATCTGGTGTTATACAAAATCTTCCATTATTTCTGTCAAGGTACTTATCATCATTATTTTCATAATAAGTGAAATCTTCAATAAAAAATCCTAATGGAAAAGCTGATAAGGGTGGTCCACCTATACGCGAAGAATTAAGTTTGTAACCCGAATTCATGAGGGTTACAACTCCCCCATTTTTATTTGAATATCCATATGGACCATAAATTGGATTTCCATCATAAGCCCAACCAATAATAGGTGAGTGATCTGTAAATGCTGTTTCTTGAGAGTTTACTAGTTTTAAATCTAATTTTCCATAAAGAGTTTTTCCTGACTCACTAATAGAATAAATCATTTGTCTCAATGCTCTAGGAGCATATAATGAGTAACATTGTAATCCAAAATTTTCATTCAAGGCATTTCTAATAATTACATCATCAGATCCAATTAAATTATTATTATATAATTTTTCAAATAAATTAAATCTCCAAGTTTGTAATCTAGGAATGAATTGAAAATCACTTTCTGTCGTAACTATCTCAATATCAACATCTCCGGAAACATATCCAAGTCCAGATTCAATAACTTTTATTTCACGAAGCATTCCATTTTCAATTATTGGAGTTAAAACACAACCAACTCCAGAAGAAGAGAGTATGTCTACATCTGGAATAGACGTATAATCTGATCCAACATTATTTACAATTACTTCGACAATTTTTCCGTCAGCAGAAACTATTGGGATGGCTTGAGCATTTTTTCCAGAAACAATCGATATGTTGGGTGGCTTGTTGAAATTAATAATCTCATCAGTTCCATATCCAGTTCCTTTGTCAGATAAGTGTACTGATGTAAGTTCCCCTCTAAAAATTGGTTGAACCCGAACTTCATATGCACTGGATTCAATTCCAGTAACAGTTTCTATGCCAACAGGACCTTTAATTGATACTGAGATTGGAGTATAATTGAAGTGATGCGTTCCACTACCAGAAGTATTAAAATCTACATATTGTTTAGTTTTATAGAAGAAAGTTTCATCATCTACAGATCCAATTTCAGATAGTTTAAAGTTGTTATTATCAACTACCGTAACATAGTAATTATTTCCATTACTTAATCCACCAATGTTTGTAGTTCCAGAAGAATATTGTAATATCTCTCCTGATTTATAATCATGATTTTCTATATTGATAGTATCAGAGGAAGTATTAATTCCTGATGAAATAACAGATCTTTTTTTATTTTGATATCCAGATCCATTATTAACAATATTAATAGAATCTACAACTGCTTTTTTAGAAGAACACTCAAGTGTATGTTTTCCTATACCATTAAAAGATAAGGTAACTGTATTAATACCACTAATGGCCTCTCCAACAGTATTGTGAAGTTTAATTGTAGTGGCATCAACAACTTCTGCAAAATATGTTGCATCAGTAGAGAGTCCACCAACTATTTTTTGAGAATTTGGTCTATAAACTAATTGCTCTCCATTTCTAAACTTATGAAAAGTCGAGAAACCAATAGTAGAAAGAGTAACTCCTAAACCAACTCTATCCGACTGAGGATCAGAGAAAAATTCTTGAGAATGTGATATTAATTTTAAATTAACTAAGGCATTGGCATCTTTACCATTGCCACCAGTTATTGTAACAACCGGAACTTCTGTAAAATCAAATCCTCTATCAATAATTCTAACTTCTCTTAAACTTCCATTAACTGCAAGAAATCCAGTTGCACCAGTTCCAACTGGATCTGTTATAATTAATTCTGGTGGATTAATTATATCAAAGTCAATTCCAGGTGAAGATATTTTAATGTCTTCCAATCTTCCTGTATGAATTATATCTTTCGATTTATAGTTTAAAATTTCAACTCCATTAACTAAAATTCCAGTAGAACCTGGTTTTGTTTCTACTTTAATGTCACTACTCACAGGAGTAGCAATTTCTCTATAAAGTTTTTGTGACTCTATATTTTTATTTTTTATTTCGGATTTTTCCAAAATATTGTTGTCAACTGTAGTAGTATTTTCTACAACTACAAATTTTGAGGAGTATAAGTTAGCTAAAGATCTTGCTAGTTTTATTTTATCATTATCTACTCTGAAAACATAATATATCCCTTCACCGCCATCATCTCCCCCAAATAATGAAGATAAAATTGTAGTCTCTTCTATAGTCTGTCCATCACCAGCATTTGCATTATTTACAATTTTTTGTGGTATATATGCTACAGATTCTCCACTATAATATCCATGATCTTCTATATTTAAAGTTTCCCCTACAAATGTACCACTAAAAATTTTTATTAATTTGTTTGCAACAATTGGTTTTTCTTTATAAGAAGGTAAAGAGTTTGCTGCAACTAAAATCGAATCTCCATATTGTTTTTTATATACATTTTGAATGTTTGCATGAAACTTATCAATTTGTGGAAAAAATGTAGATGTTGCTTTTCTTATATTTCGTTGTAAGTAATATTCTGTACCAGAAATAAGAGTACCAGAAGTTTTAATCGTTACAACTTTAGAAGAAATAATATCAGAAATTTCTGCAGCATAAACTTCAATACCTGATGCCGAAGTAATAGTTACACTATCACCAAGTAGTAAATAATTATCTTTATTTAAAGTTAGTTTATATGTTTTTGGAGAAACATTTCCAATTAATTCAATATTTGCAATTAGATATTTTACTGGATTATTATATAACCAGTTTTTAAATTTAAATGAATTTTCTTCGACACCAAGAGTTTTTATATTGAAACTGTCCCCTGGTTTATAATCATATATTCCATCTTGTTTTGAAAATCCAGATAGAACTGAAGAAAGACGAGCTACAATTGATGAATTGTTTTCATCTGGTTTTACAAAGGCAAAATCTTCTGTACTTAATGTATCACCATCAATTAAAGTTTCGGTAATATTACTACAATCTAAGAACTGGGTGATTGTTTTTGAGGTATAGGATACAATACCAGTTTGGTTAGCAACTCCTGTGGGATAATCTACGTAAAGAGTTCCGGAGTTTGGGAACCCAATTGTTGAATCAACATCAATAAACGTTGATCCAGCAGAAACATTTCCAATTATATGAGTTTTTGGTGCAACCTTAAATTTGCCTGTGGTAGATCCAAGAACGCTAATATCTCTATTATATCCATCATCATATGAAAGTTTAAAGAAACTTTTTCCAATTCCAGTATTAATTTTTTCTATACCATATATTGAAGTATATGTTTGATCATTATCTCCTTGAAATATAGTTCTACTATCCAGTTCCGAAGGATTGCCAAAAATCGGTTCAATTAGAAAATTGGAAGTAACTAAATTTCTAGCATTTGAAGGTGTAAATAGAAATTCTCTTGGTTTTACAATTTCAACATTTACTCCATAAAGAGCATTGAATAAAATCTTATATGACTCATCTGTTCCTTTACTTGTATAAAAATCTTTTGCTTGTTTTATGAATAAATTCTGGTTTATATTGGGTGAGAGTGGTCTCTCAGACAATCCAGGTAAAAGTTGGATTTTTGTTTTATTTAAAAATTCTTTTAAAAATAAACAACTTAAATTCTGTATAGTATCACCATCTTTATGATCTTCTGCTGATGTCGAACTAAAGACAAGTTCCCCTAGATCTGAATTTGATTCATATGAAGTTACTCCACTAAATCCTCTAATACATCCAGTAAAAGAAGATTGCGTTTTTCCCGTATATGTTATTACTTCATCACCTATTTTCAAAATTCCATAAGAACTCGGAAAATCTATAGTTCCTTTTGGAGAATTGGTAAGGTTTACTTCGATTGTTGTTGAAAACTCATCAGTATCACCATTCAAGATTACTTCATGATCTATTGAAGTCTGGTTATCTAACTTCACATATTGATCAATATTTTGAATTAAGTCTATAGGTCCACTTTTATACTCTTGGCCAATATAATATTGCTTTAAAAATTCAGAGATAAGGGGGAACTCATTCTCAACATATGTTGGGAGTTGATTCTTAACGATGTTGCTAAACTTGATTCTTGTTTCTGACATTTTTTTTGTATATCTCTAAATTAGTAACCGCTGCCACCACCCGAAGGTGTGGATGATCCACCTGAAGTACCGGACGTTGAAGTTGTTCCGGTAAAAGAATTATTGGTGGTAGTAATATCTGCAGTAGTACCTACAGTAGGTGTAACATTTTCTGGACTACCGACACGAACCAAATTACCTTCCGCATAAGAAGAAGACACAATATAACTTGATGCTGATGGATCTAATCCTGATGCGATTTCGTCTGATACCATTTCAAATGTACTGTTACTAGTATCTAGTTGCAAATAAAGGTCCTGTAATCCGACAACATCATTTGATAATGGAGTTGCTTGAATTTCAATAATTTGTTGTCCATCTTTTTCTATACCTGCAGTAATATTAACTGCATTGATAGTTATTATCCCATTTATATAATCAATAGTTCCTACATTAGATCTTACAATAGATGGATTTTGAGATCCTACATTTGGAAGACTGAAGAAGAACAATGAACCAGTTGTTCCTTCTGAGTTTGGAATGTCTCCAAGATATAGATTTTCAGAAACTCCAAAAATTCTAAATCCAGAAGATTTTATATTATATCCACTATTATTTACAATATGGAATTGATTTCCAAATCCAATTTGATATTCTGCAAGTGTACTTGGTACAATTCTCAAATCTCTTCTCATTCTCATAACAGTAATGTTTGACGTTACTGATGGATGACTATCATCGATAATTTTTAAAAATTTACTATATTTAAAACGAGCACCATACTTATTTAATTCAGTAGAGTTTGCATACTTAGAGGCATTAGTGGAAACTATTGAAGAAACATTAGCTGCCGATGATGCTAAATTCGTGTTGTAGTAAATTTTTGAACTTATTTCAATATAAAGATATTTAAGATCTAAAATTTCAGGTATAATTCCTGCAACTGCATACTTCTTTAGTTTTAATTTAATATTTTCTTTAATTAAGTTTGGCAAGAAATCTCCAAACTTAGGTTTAATACTAATAAAAACTTTCCCATATTGTGGTGGATTTAAATCTTCTCCACCAAAGACTGAAATTGATTCAGTATCTGGATATATTCTTGTAGGAATAAGAGTTTCATAATCATCTGCAGTTACTGCACGATTCTGAGTTGAATAAATCTTTGGTGCATATTTTCTAACAGACTCTACACCCTCAATCGTAGATCCACCTCTAGAACTAAATTCTGGTGTTACAAGTGATATTCCGCTAGTAACAGTATACTCATTACCATCTCTTGCATATGTTATTCTTCCATTGAAGGAGAATTGTGAAAATCCATTTCCAGCATCTCCATTAGAGGTTAAATATGTAACAGTAATATAATTTTGGTCATCAAGTTTTTTACCAAAACTTCCATCACCAAAGAAAAGTTCATATCTCTCATCAGATACTTCCTGTAAGAAATAAACTTTTGATTCAGATCCGAGATAAAATAAATTTTCCTGTAAAGAATATTTTACAGTTGCTGTAGAAGATGCATTGTTCTTAACTCCTACTCTAATCAATTCAGTATCAATACCAATGTTAGGTAAGATGAATTTTTGCTGAGGATTCCTAGCACTATAAGTAAAATTCTTTTCTATAACGGCTCCTTCATAGATTGGTATATTATTGAAAGAAGCAATCTTATTGACTACAGGGACGGTTATATCATCTAAGATGCAGAATGACCCCGACCCACCGCTAAAGACTCCCTGAGACGCCACTACAGTCCCCTTACGAAGCGTTAGAGATGCTGGTACAGGGGTTATGTTGGTTGTATCAACAAAGAACGTTATTGCGGATGTTGCTGCTTTTCTTGATTTGGGTGTATATCCAATATTTCTTGCAAGAGCTATTACATTTTCTCTTAGAGTTGCGGTATCAATAAAAACTTCATTTGCCACCATATTGGCATTATACGAAGTTATGTACGTATTATATGCTAATACATCTAGAATTGATGATAAGTTAGAACCTTCAAAATCATAATCCGTAAAATTCGAATTTGATTTTAAATATTCTGTGAGAGTCGATTTGACTTCTTCAAAGTCTAAATTTGTAAAATTTACTAGTGGCATCTTACCTTGTTGGTTGCAATACGAATTCTAATTGTTGTGTTGGAATGTCCGCTCCTATAATGTCATATACAATAACGACATCAAATGAATTGCCATCTATATTGGCATTAGCATCAACGGTTCTTAATTTAACCCTCGGTTCATACCTCTGAACCGATTCTTCTATTTGAGTTTGAATCTGAACTGCAGTTAAGTCATCTGCATTTTCAAAAAGAGAGTTTGAAATGCTAGATCCGAATTTTGGTTTGAAAAATTTCTCTCCAGGATTCGTAAATACGATGTTTTTAACTGATCTTGCAATTGCATTTTCATTTTTCATGGCAATCAAGTCTTTTGTCAGAGGATTAGTCTGAAAACTCATACTAATATCTTTAAATCCTTGACTTACCCTTTCTAGAGGCACAACAATACGGCAATTATGTATTATTTATCAACGATATTATAATTTTTTATTCGTAAAGTGGTTCAGGTTTAGTTTGATTTTCAAAAATTTCAGTTTCTTGCTTTTTATCACGTTTTTTTGGTGTTAAATCATCATTTGCAATTTCACGAAGCATCTTTTGATGCTGATCATTAGCTAAGTTGTCTAAAAAATCGTTCATCTTTTTAAAAATCGGGGATTTCGGGTGAATTTTCTAAATTTTTACGCTCTTTGGCAGTTTTCCAGAAATAATTTTCATCATTTCCAAGTCCATCACGGTCATGACCATTCTCAACTTGATAATATACAGTTGAAACCTTAAAATCTGGAATCTTTGGTTCCTCAGGTGTTAAACTATTGTCATAAATTCGTGTTCTATTGTTTGGATACAGTGCAAACTGCCCATTATCTAGTTCAATCAGGTTATGTGACTTATGTTCCGATGGATTTTCACTTGTTGCATAGTCAACTGCATCA